TCTCTTTATATATTGGTAGATAACGCTGAAGATGGTACACAAATACTAGAACAGATATTGCCATTCTTTAGTCCAGAGTTTACTGTTACGGTTAATACATTACCAGATTTAGGAATATCACATGATATTCCAGTAACGCTTAATACTGCTTCAGTAGAAGATAATTTTGATACAGAGTTTTCGGACAAGAGAGTCATTGTTTGGACCCTTGGGTTTACTATGCAGGGTTGGATATTCGGTCCTGTTAGCGAAGATAATGTTGGAATTATTCGTAGAGTTATTACAGATTTCCACAATGTTGGTGGTAGTGATTCTCAACCAATTAGTGATGAAGATGTTGCAAAAACTCCAAGACATGTTAGAATTACAATAGATCCAGATCCAATAGATGCAAGCCCAGATGATGAATTTGGATATAATACAACCATTGAAGACTTTAACGATAACAAGAAACGAAATCCTGTTACCGGAGAAGATGAGGAGATTCCATAATGTCTGATGAAAATGAAGATATAAGATCTCAAGTTGTTATTGATCCCCCCACTTCTATTAACTTTAAGCCAAGTGATATAGTTGTATTACCACCAATTAGTAATCAACCAGCAATACTAGAAGATGATGTAGAGAAAGATTTTAAGAAAGCACAATCAAGTATTAAAGAAAGCATGGATTTGGCAAATGTAGCTATGAAAGATTTGGCGCAAATGGCCCAGGACTCAAATCATCCAAAAGTATATGAAATGTTAAATGCATTGATAAGAACCGTCGCACAGAATTCTAGAGACTTAATAGAAATACATAAGCGAGTTAAGGAAATTAAACACGCAAGTGAGCCACAACAAATCACAAATAATAATCTAATTTTAACAACGGCAGAAATGATTGAATCTATTAAGAAAAGTAGAGAGACATAAATATATGCAGCTCAACTACCATGTGTAGATAGAGTAAGGAAGTCGTTAAACCATTAAATGGAAACGGCTTTTGTTTTATTATATGTCTAAATAACTTTGATAATTATGAAAAGACAGAAAGCCACATATCTTGGAAATGCAAAGCTTAGACCATCCGGCTTTAAACACCAATACACAAAAGAGCAAGTCGAAGAACTGGTTAAATGTACAGAAGATCCTTTCTATTTCATTCGTAAATATGTAAAAATCGTCAGTCTTGATAAGGGGTTAATTGTAATGCCACCTTATCCACATCAAGAAAAGATGATTACGAATTTTCATAATAACAGATTTACTATTTTTAATTGTCCCAGACAGATCGGTAAAAGCACTGCGTATGTTGCATACTTACTTTGGTATACTAGTTTTAATCAAGATAAGAATGTGGTATTATTAGCAAATAAGGCAAAAACCGCCAGAGACATTCTATCTAGGTATAAATTGGCATACGAACATCTTCCACTGTGGATGCAGCAAGGAATCAAGGAGTGGAATAAGTCATCGATTGAACTAGAGAATCGTTGTAAGATCACGGCAGACTCTACATCTGGCTCTGCTGGTCGTTCTGGAAGTATCTCTCTTTTAATATTAGACGAATTTGCATTCGTTCCAAATAATATTGCTAATGATTTCTTTCGTTCGGTTTATCCCACTATTACGTCTGGAACGACTACAAAGATTATAATTGTCTCTACGCCAAACGGAATGAATTTATTCTATAAGTTGTGGATGGATGCTACAGGTGGTAAAAACCTATACGTACCATTCACCATGCATTGGTCTGAGGTTCCAGGAAGGGACGAGAAGTGGAAAGAAGAAACCATTAAAAACATGGGTATTGATTCTTTCCGACAGGAGTTTGAATTGGATTTCTTGGGTTCCACTGTTAATACCCTTGTTGCTCCTACAAAATTAAGAAATTTGGCATATGTTGACCCGATATACTCAAAAGATGAACTAGATATTCATGAAAATCCCGTTCAGGGAAAACAATATGTTATGTGCGTAGACACTGCCCGTGGTGATGCAAACGATTATTCTGCGTTCACTGTTATAGATGTAACGGCACTACCTTATAAGGTGGTGGCAAAGTATCGTTCTAACCTTATACCAACCATTTCATACCCCAATGTAATTGTTGATATAGCAAAGAAATACAACGAAGCGTTCCTATTAATTGAGATTAATGATACGGGATCTCAAGTCGTTGATATTATTAGACATGATTTGGAGTATGCTAACCTATTTACAACAGTGATGGATAAAAAGATAGTATCTCCAATGGCTTCTACTCATATGGGTAAGCGTCATAAGTTTGGAATTACAACTACAAAGAAGGTAAGAAATATAGGATGCTCTAATCTCAAATCATTGGTAGAAGATACTAAGCTGATAATAACAGATTTTGACATAATGAGTGAATTGAGTACTTTTAAGAACATAGACGGTAAATTCCAGGCAGAAGAGGGTTGTAATGATGATTTAGTAATGACCCTTGTTTTATTTGGTTGGCTAACTGGACAAAAATATTTTAAAGATCTATTAAATCAAGACTTTAGAAATATAATAACCAAAAAAGAAGATAATTTTGATGATATTCCTATAACAATCACAGCCAATAGCGAAAAAGAAGTATCGATGGAGGTCTTAGATGATGGGGATCTGGTAATAACCGAAGAAAAAACTTGGAATAACGATGACTGGTTGTATGCAGCAACTTCGCCGTGGGAAAACAGATATAAACCATCCTAAATTTTTGAAAACAAAACAAATTATAAATACAATGTAGAATAACTTCATGATTTATATAATTTAAGGAGAAGTTAAAATGGCGTTTTCTATTAGTCCAGGCGTAAATGTAACAGAAATAGATTTGACTACCGTTATCCCTGCCGTTTCGACTACCGATGGTGCGTTCGTAGGCGAATTTCGTTGGGGGCCAGGAGAACAAGTTGTACTTGTTGGTTCCGAAGACGAATTGGTTAGAAACTACGGCAAACCAGATGTCTATAATGCCCCAGAATTTTTCACATGTGCCAGCTTCTTAGCATATGGTAACAAATTAAATCTTGTTAGAGCTATTAATTCCAGTGCAGAGACTGCAAGACAATCAGAAAAAGTTCAGGAGACAGTTAGCGATCCTATTACCGGATTTACTTCATTGGACGAAACTCTTAATGCCCCAAGCGGTCAAGATTTGAATCTACTGTTAGTGGTTGGTGATCGATTGACCGCTAATAGCGAAACCAAAACTGTGGTCAGCATTGCAATAGACGGGCTTACCGCCGTTCTTGATTCAGCATTTACGGTAGATCTTGTTCTCACAGATTCCGTTGTTATTACACACGATGTTGTTCATCTACTAATTAAAAATGATTTAGATTTTGAGACGTTTGTTCCTGATGTTGTCTTTACCGATATGACCATCGCCAGATTTCCTGGAGCGTTGGGGAATGGTCTAAAAACTTCTTTCTGTCCTTCTGCTGGTAAGGGATTTCACCAAACCGAGCAAGTTGGTTTTACATCATCTGGAACTACATTAACCGCACCTCTCGGTGTCGATTTAAACGACTTCTTAATTGAAGGATCTGTAGTTATTAGAGAATCGGATAGCGTTTCTCGTACTGTTGTCTCGGTTGCAAATGATGGGACGACTGCTACATTAAATATCGCATTCGATCCAGTTATTGGCGCAACCGATAAAATAACCACTCAGTGGGAATTCTATGAAGTTTTCGGTCTTGCTCCAAATACATCAACGTATGCCTCTAATAAAGGCGGGAGCGGAGATGAGGTTCACGCTGTTGTTGTAGATGGTGATGGTAAATTCTCTGGGTTGCAGGGAACTGTTTTAGAGAAATATTCTAATTTATCTAAATTAGCCGATGCCAAGACCGAGGATGGTACATCTAATTATTTTAAAGAAATAATTAATCGCAAATCCAAATATGTTAGGGTAGTACAAGCCGCTAGTACCGGAGACTGGGCAGATTCAGATCCTACACACGATTATGCAGTATCTCCTCCAGTCACCGAAGAGTTTGCATTTGGTTCTGAAGGAACATCGGTAACGGACGGCGATTTAATGCGCGGATACGATCTTTTCAGAAATGCAGAGGTAATTGATGTTGCATTGATTCTAACTGCTAATTATAGCGCCAGCGTATGTCGTTATGTAATCAGTAATCTTTGCGAATACCGTAAAGATTGTATTGCTCTAATCTCACCACAGATGGATTCTGTAGTAAACGTACAAGATCCTCTTCCTGCTGTAATTGAAGACCGAGAGGACATGCTAATCTCGTCTTCATATGCAGTGATGGATAGTGGTTGGAAATATATGTACGACAAATATAGTGATGTATATCGTTGGGTGCCACTAAACGGAGACATTGCTGGTCTATGCGTTCGTACTGATACAGAAAGAAACCCTTGGTGGTCGCCAGCCGGTTTGAATCGTGGTGGAATCAAAAATATTGTTAAGTTAGCATATAATCCAGAAAAAGCCGACAGAGATAATCTATACCTAAAGGGTATTAATCCTGTAATCTCTATTCCTGGTCAGGGAGTAGTGTTATATGGTGATAAGACAATGTTAGGCAAATCTAGCGCATTTGATCGTATCAATGTACGAAGATTATTCATCGTACTAGAGAAAGCAATTGCATTAGCAGCTAGATTCTTCTTGTTTGAATTCAACGATGATTTCACTAGGGCACAGTTCCGTAGTATGGTTGAGCCTTATTTGAAATACGTACAAGCTGCTCGTGGTATATACGACTTTAGGGTTGTATGCGACAGCACAAACAATACCGCAGAAGTTATTGATAGAAATGAATTTGTTGGAGATATTTACATCAAACCAGCACGTTCAATCAACTTCATTCAATTAAACTTCATTGCAGTAAGAACTGGTGTTGCATTTGAGGAAATTGTTGGTAAGTTTTAATTTGATAAAATCATTATAAATACGAGTGAGATTTATAAGTTTTGTTTATCTCTTCATCAGGGAGTTATAAAATGACGGATGGTTATTCATTTCAAATAGATAATTTTAAATCCAAGTTTAAACTGGGTGGAGCCAGACCAAACCTCTTTAGGGTTAGTGTTGATTTTACCGCATCTGACTTTGCTCGTGCTGCGGCAGAAGAAAAAATCACATTCACTTGTAGGGCAGCCCAGATCCCTGGGATGACTTTAGGAACAATCGAAGTCCCTTATTTTGGTCGTAAGGTTAAGGTTGCTGGTGATCGAACATTCGCAGAATGGACAATCACGGTTCTTAATGATGAGGATTTTGTTGTTCGTCGTGCATTAGAAAGATGGCATAATAGAATAAATCTTCACGCAGATAACGTTCGTGAATCTGCCGTATACAATATTACTGGCGGATCAGAGTATAAGAAAAATGCATCTGTTATCCATTTTGACAAGAAAGGTGAACAGATTGCACAGTATACACTAGCAGGTGCGTATCCTTCCGATATTAGTGCAATTGATCTGGCATGGGATACCAACGACACAATTGAAGAATATTCAGTTACCTTCCAATATGATTACTTTAATAACGATGGCGAAGCAGCCGCTCTCAAGAAAATTGAATAAGTTACATTAAAAGCATAACATTTTAAAAGAACTGGTTTATATACCGGTTCTTTTTTTATGAGATTATGAAGATATTTTGTTCAAAGTAAATAAATACTTATTGATTAATATGAGGACACAGTATGTCAATATTTAAATATTTTGGATTTCGTTTTGGAAAAGACCATTCGGATGATAATAATACCAAAACCTTCGTTCCACCAACAAATGACGATGGTTCATTACAAATACAAATTAATAATGCCAACGTATACTACAATATGGTGTACGATCTCAATGGGGTTATTAATAATGAGATAGATCTAATCAACAAATATCGTGATATGTCTAACTCTAGTATTATTTCATCTGCTGTGGATGAAGTAGTTAATGATGTGGTAGTCACCGATCAAGACGAATCTCCGGTTAGTCTAGTGATTGGTGAAAGATTTAAATTCTCTGACAGATTAAAAGAAAGAATTAAGAACGAATTCCAAAATGTTCTACGTTTACTAAATTTTCAACAAAACGCATACGACATAGTTAGACGTTGGTATATTGATGGAAGAATGTATTATCAGGTAATAGTGGATGAGACTGCACCAGAAAAAGGAATACAAGAACTACGGTATATAGACCCACGAACAATTAAAAAGATCAGAGAGATTGTTACCAGAAAGAATCCAAAGATGTTTAATGCGGATGAAATTGAGATTATTAATGAGTATTATATTTACAGTAAGAATGGTTTGTTTATAAAAGATGCCGCACAAGTTCAACACGGTATTAAGATTACAAAAGACAGTATTATTTTCTGTCATTCTGGATTAATAAGTGTTGATAATACAATGGTGCTATCATATTTACATGAAGCCATTAAACCATATAATAATCTAAGGGCGATGGAAGATGCTCTTGTAATATATAGAATTACTAGGGCACCTGAGAGAAGGGTATTCAATATTGACGTTGGTGAAATGCCGCCAAATAAGGCAAAACAATATCTGGAAGATATTATCACAAATTATCGTAACAAGCTGGCGTATAATCCATCAACAGGAGAAATCAGAGATGACCGCCGCCACGCAACTATAATGGAAGACTTTTGGTTTCCTCGCAGATCAGATCGTGCTAGTAGTGTTGAGACATTGGCCGGTGGACAGAACCTTTCAGAAATTTCTGACGTAGAGTATTTTGAGAAAAAACTTTACAAATCTCTCAAAATTCCAGTAACACGATTAGACCCCTCCACTGGCTTTAATATTGGTCGTGCTGCCGAAATCACCCGTGAGGAGGTTAAGTTTGCCAAATTTATCACAAGACTTCGTTATAAATTTTCTCATATATTTTATGAGAGTCTGAAGCGCCAACTTATACTCAAGAAAATAACAACCGAGAGCGATTGGGGTCACATAAAAGAAAACATTTATTTTGATTTTGTGTCCGATTCTCTGTATGTGGAACTGAAGAAAGCCGAGGTGTTGAAAGAACGTCTTGATCTATTGGATCAGGCTGACCAATATGTCGGAAAGTATTTCTCTAAAAAATACGTAGATGATAATATTCTCAGATTGACAGAAGAAGAAAAACAGGACTTGGAAAATGAGAAGAAACAGTCTGAGGAGGGCGAGGCTCCGGCAGAGGCAGAAAAAGACACCACAGATGAGGGACCGGATGTTGGTTCTCCAGAAGATGTGGCTCCTTTAGGATCGAGCAGTCCAGAAGAGCCGGTTATTCCAGAAACAGAGACAACAACTCCTCCTCCAGACGAAAAAT